GAGCAAGCCTGCAAGATACTGCGATTGGTAAGGCTGCCCGTCGTTGTCAATGCAGTCAGGTAAGTCTTCACCTAGCGTATCTACAAGGCCGCGCAATGTGTCGTTGGATATTGCTTGAAACCCATCCGGCACAATCGCCACGCCTTGCCGAAATTCTGGTTCGTGCATCACATCTGGATCGGCAGTGCGCGAAGCTCTTGCCAGCACCCTTGCCAACTCTTTTGGCGTGAAGTCGGCTAGCGGCTTATTCAACTCTCTGTCAAAAAGGTTGCGGAAGTAGCTCATGTCTAGGCCGTACCGATTCTTGCCTGTGTCCACGTTCTTGCGACGACTCATGACTTCTCCTTTGCAACGGTCAGCATGGCAAGCGCCTCATTCACAGCAGTGTTCAATCTGCACACTTGATCGTGGTCGTAGTTGGACGTGTTTATTTCCGGCGCGTCTTGCAGTACATGGATGAATTCCACCGGCACAAGCGCCATGCCGGAGAGGTCATGAAGAATCTCAAGCGCCCTCTTGCTTTCTAAGGATCGCCATTTCATTTTTCCTGCAATTGCAACAGCCTCCGACAAAGAGATGCCGCCGCGCTCTTTAAGCCTCGCTGGAGTCTGTCCGTGATTGGACTTAGCCTGAGATTCGTCCAAGAGCTTCATGGGAATGGCGAGACATGTGCCGAGAATTGGCATCCACTCCTCCACCCCCTGCGGCAGTGCTTGGCTTGCGGCATAGGCGTCATGACCTGGGCACTTTGCGTGCTTGTATTCATCACCCTGCGGCAGTGCGGGAGTAGCGCGGGCGGCTTGCCATGTCACAAAGTGCTGCTCAAGCACCGGGTTCAAATAGCTACCGTTTTTGTTTTTGTGCCACACTGACGGGTCTGGGTTCATCCCCAAATTCTCCTCAAACAACGGAGCCATTGTTTTCTCAAACTCCTCTCTGCTGCTCATACAAACCCCCTCAACACGTAACTTGTGGAAATATCGGGCACCGCGAATTGCCGCACACATAGCCCATCACGGGCGTGATTCGCATCCCGCACTGCCCGCAGATTGCAATCGCCCCATCGGCAGGCCCGTGTGGCATTCCTGGCAGCGGTGGGATAATCGGCAAGCCTTCGTCGTTGTATTGTGCGATCATGCAAACCCCCTTTCCTTCTGCTTTTTGTTGATGCGCTTGGACTTGCGCGGCTTTGGTGGCATTGATATTGGCCGCGCCATGTCTTCCGAAAGTGCGCGAGTTACGTAAAATACACGGTGCTCGTTCAGCCCAAGGCTGAAATTTTTCTCGCTGCTTGCGCTCATTTCCCCTGCTCCTGTGAGGCGGCGACCCTTATCAGCGTATCAAAATGCTGCCGGTCTTTTGTGCCGAAAGGCTGGTAAACAAGCGCAACGCCTGCCAGTTCCATGACGCTGTTTAGTGCATCCACCGGCACCAGCACCTTGCCATCGAACAGGGCTTCAAGCGCAGCCACCGAAACGCACCGGACATCATCATCAAATGTCCTTGCGGCAGATGCGTTTTTATTAAGCCACTTCTCCACCGGCACCGGCACCTTGCCATCGAACAACTCAGAAAGAGCGTCAACGCTTACATACTGCGGCGATGGATACTTGCAATGCCGAGAGCTCCTGAGAACTTCGGCGTATCCTCCAATCTGGTCAAACTGTAATCCGTTTTCATCAATCCACTTCTCCAGCTCAGCGTTCATTGGTGTTCTCCTTAGTCGCCCCCGGCAGCAAGTTGCCCTGCTCAATTTGTTCGATGGCCCATTCGAGGAGGTCGTCTACCATTATCATGTGGCCGGTCATTGTCTGAAATGCCTTCTGCTCGATTAGCTGTTCAAGTGTCATGCTCTACGCCCCCGTGTCTTGTTGTCATTTGCGAATCAAGCTGCTCAATAATCTCAGCCAGAATTGAATCCTGAGTGCTTGGGTGCTCATTTACGATATCGAACCCCGCCACCGTTCGCGCCTCAACTACTTCCCACTGCTCAGGAATAGGCGGGTCAATCTGTGTGCCAGGTTCCTCGGGAGTGTATTCGTACACGCAGTCTAGGGGGATTCCGTTCCAGTTGATGCTGATTTTGCTCATTGTGCTGCCCTCTTAGTTTCAGTTACTTTCTGAGCATCGCCCGCGCCATCTTGCACGCAGCATAACCCACGCGGCTATGGTAGTTCAACCTCCGCATAGCCATTGCTTTCAATTCTGCGTCGTTCAGGCGGTTCGCCTCGGGAAGCACAACCGAGCGCAGGTGTTTACGCATCGACACATGGAAATGTACTTTCGACATAACCTCCGCAATGCACATGCTACCGCCGCTCCCTGGCGATAATCCCCATGCGCTCCGTCAGCTCGGCATCCGTGCGCGGCTGCTGACAGGTGGACATTGGGTGGCGCACCCGCAGCCCGTGGTTGATTGTGGTGCCGGTACGCACGCCGAGGGCGCACATACCGGATTGGACTGGATAGCGAAGGGCTGGGCAGCCGGTGCAGGTCATGGCCGCACCAGCTCATGTTCGATTGAAAGCGGAAGCGGGCGGAAGGTGCCGTCGAGGTCGTAAACTCCGAGCTTGCCGTTGACGTTGCGAATCTCGTGTATGCCGCCGGCTTTCCACCAAAGGGTGTCGCACAACACGCGCACAAAATCACCCTCTTTCCAGTTGCGCCAGTGTGTGCGGTCGTCGTGCTTGGCGATTAGGCGGTAGTTTGATTCGTCACCATATGCGCTCTCTCCGGTTGTCGGCGCCCCGTCAGCCCAGTGGTCGGTTACTCGACGCACATCGCCAACTTTGATTCCATAAAGGTCGCCGTATTTTCCGCTATCCGTGCTAATACACTCCACCCAATCACCAACTTCAAACGCGGCAGCAGTAGGCGCGGCTCCAGCAGAGCAGGCAAGCACAGCGGCAGCATTCCTCGCAGCCTCGCGGTCGCCATTGTTGATGGCATTGAGCAGGTCGGCGATGGCGGGAGTGATTGGTATCAGTCTTGACTCGGCGGCGAAAGCGCCGGGCTTGTCATTTCTGGCGTTATTGTATTTGCATTCACCAGAAACCAACTTCAGCAGCGTGCGCTCGACGTCTTGCATCTTCGCCACCGAGCCATCGCGGAAGCCGCTTCCTTGTTGATTTACCATCAAAAACAAATCCCCTTTCTTGTACGTTGAATGCATTTTTAAATCCTCTTTGTGTTTAAGGTGTCCGCATATTGATACCGCAAAAAGCACTTGTCAACTGTTTTTGTATGCGATATTGTTGCGCCATCTACATAAGCAAGGTGAATTACATGAAAGAACGCACAGCAATGATTTTGACGCTCGCAATGGCTTTCTTTTTGCCGTGGTGGGTGTTATTGTAAATCTGCGCTGAAGATAGCAACCAGCACCAAGGCAATGGCCAAAGCCTTTGAGGATTGCGGGAACGCGGTCGAAGCGGCTTCCGGCGTCTAGGACAGTAGGCGCGGTGGGTGTTGGTATCAGCGTTTTACGCCGTTGATATAATCCCTGATCCATAATGGCGGAACCAACGGACAGCCGGGAAAGACCGGCACTTTTTAAGCCGGAACCTCTGCGGATACTTGGGCTGGTCTCAGGCATGCAGAGTTGACCGCCGGGAATAGTCCGGCACCTAACGACTCACGGCGTATCCGTGGGGCATATCTGAAAGCCTTGGCGCAGCAGCCGCAGCCATTACGAAGCAGGCGGGGGAGCGTAAGCTGGGCAGGGCTTTCAGATGTGTGTAGCTCAGCGGTAGAGCGGCCCTCGGAGGGCGGCGTTGGTAGTGTTCTAGACACCGCTACCAGAAAGCGCAGGTTCGAATCCTGCCACACATCACCAACAAACAATTTCCCCGGCCCAACCCATTTACGGGCGTAAATGAGTGAGCAGCGGGCCGGGGTCTATATAGAGGGCAAGACATGGACCAACTCTCCTGGCACTGGCTCACCGGCTGCCGCAACCGCTACAGGCAGCACAGGCGCGCATGGCTTGCAACGAAGCGCGCAGGATTGGACGCTGGCGAAACGCTTGCGCTTGCGGTAGAATGGCGGGGTGAATACATGAGGGCTTTGAGGCCATGAAGAAATTAACGATCTGCATAGCAGCACTGCTGCTTACAAGCTGCACCGCCGTTCGCTACAAGTCCGGCGACACGTCACTCACGGTGATTGACTTTTCCCCCGGCGAAGACCGCCTAGAAGCCACTGCCAATATCGACGGCAAGGGCGAGATTACAGTGGGCAGGCTGCAAGGGTCGTCCGTTGACGCCATCACCGCAGCCGCCGCCCTCGTGCCAACTACCCCCTAGCAGCCAACGCGCTGCCCTGCACATCCTGTGCGCGCCCTCTTCGGAGGGCTTTTTTATGCCACCGCCAGCCAGCACTGCCACCCCTATTGCACCCCGCCCGCCTTTCGCGTATCTTTGCCCAATGAATTGTTGAACAAAGGTTCCGTAATGTCTCAGATTCGCGTCAACCTGAAAACCCGTGTGCAGAATTCGCTGATCCGATACGAAAAGCGCAATGGCCGCGATGTGATTGTGGTGCCAAGCGCGACACTCCCGGACAATATCGTCATGAACCGCATCTTGTACCCCGCGACCGTCATCGAGTCTGGCTACAAGACGCTCGACCGAACACCGGCGCCGCTTGGGCACCCTATGATCAACGGCCAATATGCCAGCGCGCGCGACCCCGAGGCCATGAATGGCTACTGGGTAGGCGCATGGAACGAGAACGTGCGCCGCACAGGTGGCCGCGTGTTTCTGGACAAGATCGTTGACGTAGAGACCGCGCAAGCAACACCGGGCGGGCGCAAGCTACTGGAAACAATCAGCAAGCAAGAGCCGATCAGCACCAGCACCGGCCTTGTGCTCACCATGAGCGCCGCCACGCACGCCGAATACGACTGGGTAGCCGAGTCGATGGAAGCCGACCACGACGCCATCCTGATAGGCGAGGCCCCGGCAGCAAGCACACAGCAGGGCGTCGGCATCTTCGTAAACTCGCAAGGCGCGAAGATCGAAGTTCACAACGAAGAGCTAAAGCTAGACGACGAAGCGCTTAAATCAATCGCCGAGTCCATCGCATGGCAGCTTGAACACGAAGCGCGCGAACAGAAACAGAAGCCGCTGATCGACAAGATTATGAAAGCACTGCGCTCCCTCATTGGTGGCGCTGAACCCGAAGACGACGACACCGACGAGGAAACCGCAATGAACGAAGCACAACAGAAGGCGTTCGACGACCTGCAAGCCAAGGTCGCATCGCTCGAAACCAATATGCTGACCGCCGACAAGGTGGCCGAGCTGCTCAAGCCGCTGACCGAATCAGTGTCCGGCATCCAAGCCAATCTGAAGCAGGCCGACGAAGCCAAGCGCGCCGACCTGATCGACAAGGTGGTGAAGGCCAACCTGCTCGACGAAGCCGACGCCAAGGAGCTGACCACAAACGCGCTGCAAAAGCTGGCCGCGAAGGTCGCCGCTCCTGCCGCGTCTACTGGGTTCTTCGGCGGCTTTGGCGCCAACGCTGCCGCAGCATCATCTGACGAATTTTCTGACGAACTGCCGGAGTAACCGAACATGACAACTGCAAACGTAGTATTTTCCGGGCCTGCCTCGCAGACAGCGCCAATCATGGAAGAGCGAATCATCACCTCCGGCGCGACTATCAAGCCCGGCCATTTGGTGCTGACGTCCTCTGACAAGTGGATCAACCACAACCTGGCTGGCGATGCGGGCAACTATCGCATCATCGACATGGACACGGCGAAGCAAAAGCTCGCCACCGACACGCTCACGGCGCTGGACAACGCGCAGGCGTTCGTGCCTGTCCCCGGCCAGTATTACAACGTAGTGCTGGCGGACTCGATGACAATCAGCAAGGGCGACGTTATCACCAGTAACGGCGATGGCACAGTCAAGGAAGCGACCGTAACAGGCGCAACCCCTGATGTAGTTATCGGCTACGCTGACGAAGCCGTCACCACGTCCGGCGCAACTGCGCGCCTCCGCATCCGAATCGCAACCGCTGGCTACCAAGCTACAGCATAACAGGAGCAACAAATATGCTTTACTTTGACAAGAAGCTCGCCACTGGACTGAACGGCGTCAACCACGCCGCGCAGTTCAAGCAGGTACAGGGCCAGCGCCGTGCGTTCAACGAACAGCAGCGCGGTATGCGAACGATCACCGGCAACGCTGCCGCAGTGATCCCGCGTGACGTGTATGTCGAGTTCGACAACGTGACCAAAGCGCTTGCTCGCGCAAACAACCTGACCATGATGCAAGACCTGATGCCGCTGGCTCGCTCGCTGCCTGTTGGCAAGATCGAGTACACGTACCGCAAGGCGTCTGACTCAGGCATCGTGCAAACAAGCGTCATGGGCCAGATTCCCGGCCAGCTTGACAAGACCGCGTACAGCTACGATTCCGCCATCAAGGTTGTTCACCAGACTGCGTTCGGTCGCGGCTGGATGGAAATGGAAGGCCAGCAGTCCGAGGGCTTCTCCGGCTTGATCGACGACCAGTCCAACGCTGTTCGCAACCTGCAAACCAGCATTGCGAACCACTTCTTCGACGGCACCACTGATACGTTCAACGGCACCACTGCCGTTGGTATCGCGACCTCGACAGACGTGATTTCCGTTGACTTGGATGCGTCAGACCTGAACTTCAACTTCGCAACGAACACCACTCCGGCCACAATCCGCAGCAAGTTCATCGCGCTGATTGACAAGCTGACCATCACCAACAACGTGCAGGGCCAGATCACGGCCTACATCTCTCGCGAGATTGAGTCCAACTTCCTGCAATTCTTCAGCACTTCAGACACTGGCTTCGGCACAGTGCTGGAAAACCTGAAGAAGCTGCCGCGAATTGCTGACATCAAGGTCGATGCCACGCTGTCCGGCAACGAGATCGTGATGATGGTGCTGGATACTCAGTACATCCAGCCGCTGGTAGGCATGGCGATCGCCACTGTTCCGCTGTTCCGCGCAAACCCGATGGACAACTACAACTTCCTGACGTATGCGAACGTGGGCTTGGCGATCAAGTCTGACTACAACTCGCAGAAGGGTGTGTTGTACGCTCGCGAGATCAGCTGATGGTAACGGCGCAAGGATAGCGCCTTACTTGAATGAGTGATATAATAAAGCCTTGCCGCGCACCATTCGGCAGGGCTTTTTACTTACTGACAGGAGCGAAAAGAATGTTCAACAGATTCAACGTGACAGAGCTTGGAATCCAGCTCAACGGCAAGATGCTTATGCCCGGCTCAAGCCTGCTTATCAAGGGCGAGCCGCACAAGTCGTGGCTTCCGTGCGGGCATGTGGCGGGGCAGGTAACCGAACGCACACTGGTAGTGGCATCGCCTGCCGCACCAGTTCTCGAAAACAACATCGAAACCATCCGCCGACAGTATGAAATCACGCTCGGCAGAAAACCCCATCACAAGATGAGCGCCGAGAGCATGCTTGCCGCCATCGAGAAAGGAGCGGCACAATAATGCAGCAGCAAGACTTCTTCCGCACCACTGCTGGCAGCACGCGAATCCCCGTGGCCGACGCCACGCACACGCTCACCGTGCCACAGGACTTCGCAAGCACGGTTATTCATGTGCGGGCACTGGACGCTGACGGCGTGACGGAAGTGTCGCCAAGCGCCGGTACGCTGACGTTCGCTTATCAGCCGTTCGGCTCCAACCTGTGGATAGCTATGGCGAACCCTGCCATTACCGCTACCACAATCAAGCACAGCGCCCTCTCCACCTACACTCCGCCATCCGTGACAGGTCCGGTAAAGAAGGTGCGAGCCATCCTAGCATCACTAGCCGGCGCAACATTCGTTGAAATCTTCGTCGTCCGCTACAACGCATAACAGGAGCGCCACATGGCAGTCATCACAGCAACAAACATCCAAACAGCAGGCGCAAACGCGGTGACGGAAACGACACTCGGCGCTTCAGACACGCTCGTATACAACCCGTCGCGCACTCAGGTTCTCTATCTGGATAACCAGACAGGCGGCGCGCTCACGGTCACGATCGACGGCGCCGATGGAACAACTGTTCCAGTTCCAGGCGTTGGCAGCGTGTCAGTGGCATCTGGCTACAGCACCGGCTCTATCGCAGCGGGCGCAGTGCGGGCAATCGTGCTGTCCACGATCTTCCGGTACCTGCAGGGCACCGTCACCGTGACCGGCGGCACCGGTATCGTGGCCTCGCTGCTGGAGTTCTAAGCATGGCGACCGCCATCACCTACGCGGATGTAATCAGCGGCTTCGACACGAGCGTTCCAGAAGCGCAGGTTGACATGCTGATTGACATCATCGACGAGGCGGACACATGCCTCGACGCGAACAGCGTCAGCGCCAGCAAGCAAGAAATGCTGAAGATCGCTGCTGTTCGGCACATGTGCGTGATGATGGGCGCGTCGGCAAGCGGGAAGGGCGCAGTCACCAGCGAGACGGCCCCGTCCGGCGCAAGCCGCAGCTACAAGGCGCCGTCCGGCATGGGCTTGGAGTCTACCAGCTTCGGCGCGCTGCTGAAGCAGTTCGACAGCTTCGGCTGCATCACTGCGCTGCTTGAGAATACCGCCAACCTGTCTATTCGCAGCGTTGGCCGCAGGGCGCCGGAATGAGCACGCTCGCCGCATGGTCCTATGAATCAACGCTGACCGTCTGGCCTGCATCGTCCTATGATGCCTACGGCCAGCCTACGTTCGGCGCACCGTACACCGTGGCGGGTTCGTGGTCCGTGGGCGGAGACATACAGACGGATGATAACGGCGAGCAGTTCGTGGCGGCGAGCAAGTACTATTTCGAGTACGATCCAGACTCGTCAACGCTGCCAGTGCGCGGCGGATTCATCAAGCGCGGCACACACACAAGCACGGCAGACCCGATAGCAGCAGGCGCCGAGAAGATACGCAAGGTCGCCGGGTTTGACATGGCGATGTTCGGCGCAACGGAAGTGCCGGACTGGATTGTCTACACCTAACGGGCGGGCGCAGAATGCCGATAGAAGGGCTTGAGGAATTGAACGCTAGATTCAGGGCCGCTATCGACGAGATAGGAATCAGCCGCACGCAGCGATTCATAACCGAGCTTGTGTTCGCCATTGAAGTAGAATCTGCCACCATAACCCCGGTGGACACCAGCTTCCTGATAAACAGCAAGTTCAGCCGCATATGGCGCAGCACCAGCGGCTGGAACGCCGAGGCCGGATACGGAGCGAACTACGCGATGTATGTGCACAACAAGCCTGGCACGCTACTCGGCACAGGGCTTGCATGGAAGCCTGACGCAGAGCCTCAATTCCTCGCCAAAGCCATCAAGACCGTGCTGGAGCAAGACCTAGACGCCATCATAGAGAATCAGTACAAGATATGAGCGCAACACTTCTACAGCGAGTCAAGGACCACATAGACGCGGCAAACCTGCTGGCAGGCTATGGCGTGCGTTATTTCCAATGGACTGACGCTGACGAATCCGGAACGACGCCGTTCGTGATGTTCAGGCAATCAGGCAGCGGCGATTCGAGCATCCTGCTACAGGACACGCAGGTATCTATCGTGCTCGTTGGCTCCGGGCCGACGAAAATACTGGACACCGACACGCGAGCACAGGCGATTCTGCGCTACTTGCGCGGCTCTACAGTTGACACCGTGGGCGCTGTTCGCTTCGACCCAATCGGCACAGTGCGCGGCCCAATGAAACTGGAAAACGGGCGCCCTGTGTTTGAAATCGTGGTGCGCGTGTTTACTGAGGATCAATAATGCAAGACGCCAAGAAAACCACCATCACGTTCGGCGGCGCCACGATAGGCGGCCTCGATTCCTACACGCTGCTGGAAGGCCAAGTGCGCGAGGCGACGTTCCGCCCGCTGGCGGCAGCGCCTGTTGCGATGCCATCATACCCAGACCGTGGAACAGTCGTTCTCGATCTGTACCGCGACGACACGGACGCCGGGCAGATTGCGCTTCAGTCGTCACTCGACAACCGCACGCGCGCCACGATGATAGTCACGCACCCTGACGGCACTACCGACACGTTCACGGCGTTCACGCTGACATACACAACACGAGGCAGCAAGTCGATGGCGACACCGGTGCAGCGCGTTCGGTGTACGCTGCGCGTCTCTGGCACCGTTGCTTAGCTCGTGATATAATACGCGAGTCAATATCACATTTCTTGCCGTTCTGCGGCTAATTTTGGAACGAGGATTCAAACAATGAGCAATGTTCAACTCGCCGCAGGTACCAAGCTCTATATCGGCGCCGCAGCCCCAGCGACATACAACAAGGCCGGCTACGAGGCCGTCACATGGACCGAAGTCGGCGAGATTTCCAATATCTCCGGCGACGTGGGCGCCATGTACAGCGAGGGCACGTTCTCCGTGCTCGGCAATCGCGGAATCGTCAAGCGCAAGGGCAGCTACGATAACGGCAACGTGACGGTGGAGTATGGCTACTACCGCGCAGACTCAGGCCAAGAAGACCTTGTGGCAGCGGTTGCCAGTGACGCGCCGTTCCCGTTCAAGATCGTGATGACTGACGTGGCCGACACGCACGTTTACTTCATGGCGCTTGTGATGGGCGCGCCAATCAGCATCGGCGGCAATGACGATTTCATCACCTCCGCCGTGCCGCTGGCAATCGACAGCGTTTCCGCTGTGCTGAAGGAAAACGCGCCTTCGTAATGCGTTCGTAAGAACCGGAGCGGGTGGCCCTGTCAGCGCCCGCTTTCGTTAACCAACACTGACGGGATTCCTGACAGGAGCGCACCACATGACAGCTTTCGACATTTCAAGCATTGACCTCAAGGCAGACAGCGAGCGCGGCTCATGGCTGCATCTGAAAGACCCTCGCACCGGCAAGCCTATCAGCACCAAAGACGGCGACCCTGTGCGCTTGCGCGTGCTCGGGCCACAGGCTGACGCGGTAACGCAAGCAACTGAGGCCGTGAACAAGGAGCGCCAGGAGCGGGAAGCCAAGCGCGCCGAGTTCGACAGCGCCGGCAAGCTCGTCAAGGCCGGCACGTCCACCAAGGAAGAGCTTGTCGCAGACGACGTGCGAATCTACACAGCAGCCACCATAGGCTGGGAAAACATGGCCTTCAACGGCGTGGCGACGTTCAGCAAAGACATAATCGCAAGCCTGTACACCGAGCGCGATTGGGCACGGGCGCAAGTCTTCCGATGGATGCTTGATTACGCAAATTTTATGCCCGGGCAAGAGAGCGCCTAGTTCTCTATGCCCGGCAAGCGGCGTGGCTATCAACGCCGATACAGCGACCACAGCGCAAAGGCATGGCGCCGGTAAAGCCGGTGTCACGATACGACAAGGCGGGCGGCGCGGTTGAAATGCCGCCGGTCGTGTACGGGCAAGACCTGATAGAGACGCTATGGGCAGTCGGCCCGGTGACTCCTGAAGGGCATCCGGTACCGTGGCAGGAGCTTCGAGCATACGCGGCCACAACGCGGCGCAGGCTCACGCGGTGGGAGGCAGAGACGGTGCGCAAAATGTCCGAAGCCTACGCTATCACCGCCATAGATGCGCGCCGCGAAGACTCCAAGGCGCCGTGGTACGTGGTGAAGTTGACTCAGAAGTCGCTGAACAACAAGATTCTGGACATATTCGGGCCGCTGTTCGCCAAGCCCGCAGCACCAACAAAGCCAGTGGCACAGAAGATACCGAGGCAGAAACCCGATGGCAGAAGACCTAGGCGCGATAAAGTACCGGATTGAGGCGGATACGTCTGATCTCGCTCGCGCTGAAGACGAGATGGCGGCGTTTTCGAAGACGGCCAAGGCGGGGGCGAAGGATGTTGATGGGCTTGGCAATGCCACGGAAGCGGCAGGCACCAAGGCCAAGAAAGGCACCGAACAGCTTACATCCGGCATGGACTCGGCGGCGAAGGCAATCAAGGTCGCTGCCGGGGCGCTTGCTGCATTCGGAGCGGCCATTAGCGTGCGCGAGATTATCGCGTACTCTGACGCATGGCAGTCTGCATCAAACCAGCTCCGGCTTGTTACCACTGGCGTCGAAGACCTCGCCCGCGTTCAGGCGCAGCTGCTGGCCGTGTCCAATGATACGCGCTCCTCCTTCGAGTCAACCGCCAACCTGTACAGCCGCCTCACTCGCGCGACGTCCGAAATGGGGCTTTCGCAGAAAGAGCTGCTAGATATTACCACCACCATCAACCAGTCCTTTGCAGTCTCCGGCGCCACGGCGGCAGAGGCTAGCGCAGCTATTACGCAACTGTCGCAGGGCTTGGCGGCAGGCGCACTGCGCGGTGATGAATTCAACAGCGTGGCCGAGCAAGCGCCAGGAATCATGCGCGCCATTGCCGATTCGCTGGGCATGACCACGGGGGAGCTGCGAACCTTCGCGGCAGAGGGCGGGATTACTGCTGATATCGTGGTTACCGCGCTCCAGAAGGCTTCCGGCTCTATTGCCAATGACTTCGGGAAGTCGGTGCGGACGTTCGGGCAGTCTGTTCAGGTGGCCGAAAACAACATGATGGCGTTTGTCGGCACAAGCGGCATTCTGTCCAGCGCCACAAGTGCGGCAGGCTCTGCAATAGTTGGCCTTTCAGAAAACATCGACACGCTCGCCAACGTATTGACCGTCCTTGCAACAATCGGCGCGGCAAGGCTGGCTCCTGTCTTTGGTGTGCAGATTGTGTCCGCGTTCGGCGCAGCAGCAGCGGCGTTCGCTGCATCAACCGTTGCTACCACGACATACAACGCAGCGCTCATGGTGACGGAACGCACAATAATCACCACGACGGCATCGCAGCGCCTGCTCAATGGCGCCATGGCGCTTGTCGGCGGTCCTGCCGGCCTTGCTGTGCTGGCCGCTGCTGGCATCTACAAGCTGGCCGACGCATATGCAGAGCACGAGGAAGCTATCGGCAAGACCCTCATGTCGAACGAAGACATGATAGAGGCCATCGGGCTTGTGATAGACGAGAATGGCGACCTCGTGGACTCCACCGAGGCGGCAACGAAGGCGGCTGAAGACTTCCAGCGAAAGTACAAGATCACGACCAAAGACCTGATATTCCACGGCACCGCTGCCGAAATTACTGCCGGACAAGTCGGCGGGCTGGCTGGCGCTGTTGAGCGCATGACGTATGTAACGGAGGGGTTTGTCGGGCCTATTCGGCGCGCCACATACGTCACTGAAGGATTTGTCGGCCCGCTTCAGAGGGTCGAAGAGGCTGCGGGCGAGGCAGGCCAAAGCATAAAGACTTTTGTGTCTGACTCCGGCGATGCTTCCCGCGAATACGCCGAAGACTGGCGCAGGACGCATGAATCACTGTCCCAAAACATTGAGGGATTGATTGGCGAGATTGAATCCGGCGGCGATGCTTTCGAGTTCCTTGGTGACATAGCCGTGAACACTGCAAAGCGGATTGCTGCTGAGTGGCTTGCGCTGAAGGCAATGGACCTGTTTGGAATCAAGATGCCATCTGGCGGAGGCGGAAGTGTTGGCGGAAGCGTTGCAAGTGGCGCAGGCAATTCGCTTATCAACGCAGCCGTTAGCAGTGGAGTCAAGGCGCTTATAGGTGGCGGATCTGCGGCGACCACGGCGGCGATGGGCGCAGGCGGAGCCATAGGAGGCGTTGGGGCTTCTGTTGCGGGCGGGACTGTTGCGGGCGGAGTCGGCGCTGCGGCTGGGGCAGGCGCTGGTGGCGGAATGCTTGCAGGTGCTGGCGCTGCATTATCTGGCGCAGGTTCTTCTATCATGGCGGGCCTTGCAGCAATCCCAGGATGGGGCTGGGCGCTAGGCGGTGCTGCATTGGCTGCAAAGCTGATGGATGACAGCGGAACAATGTCTGGCAATGCCGGCATGCTGATTCGACCAACAGCAGGCGCAGACGGACGCACATTCGACGTTCCCGCATTCGACTCAGGCTTTGACCCTGTTGGCTTTGCTCGGCGCGAAGATCAAGGCATGGCGAATCAAGTTATTGACGTATTCCGCGCAGATGATGCAGTACTGACTGCATTGGCGAAAGCCTCTGGAATTGACGTAAATTACAACGCCAACAACTTCGGCGGCTATGACGAAAAGGGCCGGGGCAATGGCTTGTTTTTCGGCACTGCCAATGAGGACGGAAAAAATACCGGAGTGTCAATTGAAGAACAGCGCACTCAGTTTGTTTCGCAGTGGCTGCGAGGCTTGGGCGGGCAGGTAGATCAGTCTGTAATCAATGAAGCACTGAGCGCAGGAAGCGCAGACGCGATGATTGCAAAGGCTGCGAAACTTGCTGGCGTTGACGGCTCCCATGCCAGCGGCCTTGATTACGTTCCGTTTGATGGCTATGTGGCGCAATTGCACAAAGGCGAACGTGTAGTGCCTGCCTCTGAGAATATGCGCGGCGGGTCTGGAATGGATGCGATGGTTTCGGCACTTGGCACTCTGCGCGCCGAGCTTGCCGATATTCGCCGGGCGGTGGCGCGATCCTCTGATATAATGGATGAATGGAATGGCGGCGGCTTGCCGCAGGAGCGTGCAGCGTGAGTGATTCAGATTTCCTTTTGATCCGCCCTGTGACGGTAACAGATGCAATTCTGACTTCTACCACAATCCCTGAAACTGTGGCAGCCACCTACGCGGGCGGCACGACGTATGCGGCAGGCGATCTTGCTGGACCTGCCCCCGTAGTCGGTCAAGCGCAACTGATCTGGAAATCGCTCCAAAACGGGAATACTGGCAACGCTCAGGTAGAGGGAGCCTGGTGGACGTTCGTTGCATCGGTATACCCGGCATATGATGTGGCGCAGGCTTACGTTATTGGTAATTACGCGCAGGACAATACCAACCATCTGATCTACAAAAAGCTCACCAACGGCACGGGCGATGCGCTTACCGACGCGACTAAGTGGGAGCTGATCGGCGCCACTAACCGATGGGCGATGTTCGACCAAAAGTACCAAAGCGTTTCTGAGCAATGGAGCGAGATCGAGCTGGTACTGACTCCGGGTGTCATCATCACATCTTTGGCCCTGCTGAATGCTACCGGCGCAAGTGCAACGATTCTACAATCTGTCAGCGGGTATACAGAAACAATTCTGCTATACACCCACGACCTTCTCAATTG